CTGGTGAATGCATCTCAATCATGCTACAAAGGCACTGCCCGCCGTGATGGCGCGCATTCCGCAGCAGATGGAGGCTGCCGGCCCTTCGGGGCCCCAGCCATTTTTGTGTAGCACCCGCTCGCATCTCGCCCGCAGCACAAGCGATATGTGACCGGATGGCCCACCGTGATGGTGCGCCGATCCTGTAGATGGAGCGATTGATGGGAAAAGACCTGTCCTACTTCATGGAGCACCCCGACGAGTTCGAGGGCCTGTCAGACGAAGATCGCATGCTGCTTTCCAACGGCGAAGCGATCGAGGGCGAGATTTCCGGCGATTCGCCCGCCGCCGACGAGACACCAGTGGAAGATCAGCAGGTCGAAGAAGGCGCAGAGCCGGACGCTCCGGCGCCCGTTGTCGTTGCAAAGGACGGGGTGCACACGATCCCGTTCGAGGAACTGCAGCGCGCGCGGGATGAAGCAAGGCTCTGGCAGTCGAGGGCCGAGGCCGCCGAGGCGGCAAGGCAGGCTCAGGCCGATCAGCCGGCAGATGCCGTCGATATCAAGGCGTTGCGCCGCGAACTGCGTGAAGCAACGCTCCTTGAAGACGAGTCGCGCATCGATGAACTGGAATCACAGATCGACGCGGAGTTGGCACGCAGGGCAGAAGCCGCAGCAATCCAGGTCGTCGAGCGGCGCAATGCTGAACAGGCGCTGGCGTCAGAGCAAGCCGAAATCGAGCGTGCAGCATCGTCGATGGTGGCGAAGTATCCTGCTCTGGACCACACCAAGCCCGATACGGCAAACGTCGAGGCAATCGCGATGGTGCAAACCTTGAGTGCGCTGTATGCGCAGCAGGGTCGAGGCCGTTCGCAGGCGCTTGTCGACGCCGTTGGCAGGGTGGCAACCCTGTTCGGTTTCGATGCCGCCGCCACGGACGGCAGCGCCGACGCCGCAGCGAAGGCAGACAAAGTGATTGCCGCAGCAAGCGCCAAGGCCAAAGTGCCTTCCAGTATGGCCGGCATCCCGGCAGCGCCGACCCCGCCGACCGACGAAATCCAAGCCCTCAGCCAGATGAGCACGCAGCAAATCCAGGACAAGATGATGGACATGCCGCGCGAGAAGATCATGGCTCTTCTGGCCCGTCAGATGTAAGCAAATCGCAACCAATGTCCCGCCGTGATGGCGCGACCTTCCTCTTACAGGAGCAACAAACATGGCAACCACAACCGTAGCATATGGGTCTGACCAGCAGGTCAAGATCCAATCGGTCGGCCTGTTCGCCTCGTGCATGCAGCGCAAGACCGGCCTGAACCGCATGGCTGGCAAGATGAGCAAGCAGGCCGACGCGAGCGGCAACATTCGCATGGCGTCGAGCAACAAAATGCCGATCGTCCGCGTTCAGGAACTCAACAAGTCGGCCGGCGACGAAGTGACGTTTGACCTCGTCAACCCGATCAAGGCGATCCCGATCATGGGCGACGAATGGGCGCAGGGCAAAGGCCAGGCGATGACGTTCTCGGCCGACCGTCTGCGCATCAATCAGGCTCGCTTCCCAATCTCTGCCGGCGGCGCGATGACGCAGCAGCGCACGCCGCATCAACTCCGCCCGCTGGCGCAGGATCAGGCGCTTTCTGCTCTCGAACGCTTCTCAGACCAGGCGACGCTGACGCATCTCGCGGGCGCCCGCGGATTCCACGACAACATCGAGTGGTGCGTTCCGGTTTCGACCCACGCCGATTTCTCGAAGGTGATGGTCAACACCGTTCGCGCACCGACGCGGAACCGGCACTTCCTGTCCACCGGGTCCGGGCTGGAGCAAGTCCCGACCGGCGGCTACACGATCGCGACGACAGACGTGTTCAACACCGATGTCGTTGACGGCATCGCGACGTGGCTGGATGGCATGCCGCTGCCGATTCCTGGGGTCGAGTTCCCGGGTGACGAGGCGGCGCAGGATTCCCCTGTCCGCGTGCTGATGGTTTCGGCAGAGCAGTACAACTCGTTCGTCAAGTCCACCAACTTCCGCACGCTGCAGGCCAACGCGCACACCCGCGGTCAGCTCGCGAAGAACAACCCGGTCTTCATGGGCGACGCGCTCATGTGGCGCGGAATCCTGATCATCAAGATGCCGCGTCCGATCAGGTTCTACCCGGGCGATACGGTGCAGTGGTGCGCTTCCACCACGTCGGCAACCGAGACCGCTGGCACCATTCCGGCGCTTGGCTCGGGTTATGCAGTCGATCGCGCAATTCTGCTCGGCGGCCAGGCTGTCGCCGAGGGCTTCGGTCGCCACAACGGCAGCGGTAGTTCGTATTTCACCGCCGAGGAGGTGACCGACTTCGGCAACCAGCGCGAGTACGTCGTCGGCGAGATCGCCGGCCGCTCGAAGATCCGTTTCCTCGTGGATCACGGTTCAGAACTGCAATACACCGACTACGGTGTTGCAGTCTTCGACACCGCTGTTCAACTGGCTGTCTAAGGAGGCTGAGCAATGGCAATAACCATCACCAAGAAGTTCCAGCGCCAAGAAACGTCGCACGCCGCTCCGTTCGGCAACGCCTGGCGCCAAACCTACACGTTCGAGACCAATTCGTCCGGGTATTTCCTCAACTCCGACACGCCGGGCGCGGCCGTTGGCAGTGGCGATGTGGTTCGGTTCGGCATTCTGCCGGCCGGAGTTCGTCTCCATGACGCACTGGTCATCATCTCCGACGCCTTCGCCGCCTCGACGACCTACAAACTCGGCTTCCAGTACGTCGACGGCGTCGATTCGACGGCGGTCCCGCAGGATGACGACTACTTCATCGTCGCTGGCACAGCGAGTTCGTCAGCGGCCCGCACGGCTTCCAACAACACCGCGGTTCGCCCAGTGACGCTGCCGAAGGAAGCCTACCTGATCCTGACCCGTGCCGGCGCCGCCGACTCTGCGGCCGGCATCATGGATGTCATCGTCAAGGGTACGCTGGTCGGCGTGTAACAGCAGTCAACATCCGCCCGGTGCCAACCAAGCTCCGGGCGGGCTTCACATGGAGCAACGATGCCAACAGCCATCGCATACGTCGGTCGCAGGCCGTTTCACAGGGACGTGACCTACGGTACTGGTGAGTGGGTCCAAGGGCAGAGCAAGGTCGTTGATGATGCAACGGCATTCCGCATGCTCAAGCACCACGACGTCTACACGGAAAGCGCGGACACCGGCGCCCAGGTCGTCGAGCAGAAGCCCGATGATCAGGACAACCAGGACGACGTGCAGGACGCTCTGGACGCCATCGGGCGCATGGACTCTGCGGCCTTGTGTTCGTTCGTGTCCGATAACTTCCAACAGAAGATGGACCGCCGCAGGTCCGTCGAGTATCTGCGCTCCGAGGCGACGCGCATGCTGCACTTGTACGGGCTTGCGTCGTGAATCTCGGAGAACTGATCGCAAACTTCCGTGTTGATGAGCGCGACACGGCCGCGCCATACAACTGGCCGGACGAAGACCTGACTCGATGGTTCAACGAGGCGGTAGAGGAAGCAGCGATTCGCAAGAGCTTGATCAGGGAAGAATTGACGCTGACCCTGACAGCAGGG